GGAACGCCGTTATTCTTTACGCATTCCGAAAGTCAGTTTGAACTGTTCCCAACACCGGACGCTTCGTATGGCGCAGAAATACTGTACTACCAGAAGGTGCCAGGCTTGTCTGATAGCGCAACGAGTAACTGGCTGTTGACTACCGCACCTGATGTTTACTTATATGGGGCATTGATACATTCAGCGCCTTACCTGGCAGAAGACAACAGAACCACGGTATTTGCTCAAATGTATGGGGCAGCGGTCAATCAATTAACGCTACAGAGTGAGACAAGTAAAAACTCTGGCGCAGGACTTAAATTAAAAATACGGGGATTAGGATGAGTTTTTCAAACTATTTAGAGACAGAGATACTAGATCACGTATTTGCTGGGGCGGCTTATACTGCGCCGTCAGCGCTTTATCTTGCTCTTTACACCGCGACACCTAATGACGCAGGCGGTGGCACTGAGCTGTCAGGAAGCGGCTATGTACGCAAGGCAGCGAGTTTTTCAACCTCTGGCGCGACCACAAGCAACAGTGGCGCGATAGAGTATCCGACAGCAACTGGAAATTGGGGAACGATTACGCACATCGGTGTATTTGACGCGGCAAGCAGTGGAAATCTAATGGCGTATGGCGCACTAAGCGCATCAAAGGCTGTCGCAACGGGTGACGTTTTTAGAATTCCTGTGGGTGATCTTGATATTACGTTGAACTAATTATGCTGTATTCGGCGGGCAGTTACGGCGCTGGCGATTTCGCGGTCCACTCAATGACATTTGGCGAGTGGCGATACGGTTTAGCGACATTTTCCGGGACACGATTAGCTAGTGCATCATCAGCTATATCGGCAGCGGCAAGCGTCAGTTCAATCGGAATAAAAGTGCATGGTGGCGCAAGTGCAATTACTGCTGATGCCAGTTTCAATGCAGCAGCGTTAAAAGTTTATCAAGGCGCTGGGGCCATGTCTGGTTCGGCGTCATTTGGTTCATCCGGTCAGATTGTGCGGATTGGCAGCAGTAGCATAACGGCAGCAGCGTCATCAGTTTTTAGTGCTAGCAGAACGCTTAACGGTGGTTCCGCTGTGTCAGCAGTGTCTGAGCTGATTGGCAGCGGGCAGTTAAGTGTGGTTGGTATCGGCGCAATAAGCAGCACAAGTGCCGTTGTCGGTGCTGCAAAATTATCGTTTGCTGGTTCTGCTATTTTAAGCTCGGCAGCTAACATAAGTGTTACCGCTACATTACTTTACGAAGACACTGATATACAGTCCGTGTCCTGGTCCGAAGTTTCGCTTTCTGCTGTGTCATACAGCGACATAGAAGGCTCATCGCTAAGTTATTCAAATCTAGCATCCGCGTCTCAAAATTATGCGGATGTCACACAACAGAACACTACCTGGGAGGCCGCTTAAATGGCTGATACGACTACCACAACCTATTCTCTAGTTAAGCCTGAAGTCGGCGCATCGGCAGACACTTGGGGAGCAAAGTTAAACACAAATTTAGACAATATTGATAATCTTTTAGATGGCACCACAGCGGTTGCCAACATGGATTTAAACACTCCCGACATTGACGGCGGGACGATGAACGCCACGGTCATTACGACTGCTGGCGTTGATGTGACGGTGTCAACGGATGACAAGGTTATATTCCGCGATAGTGCTATATACCTTAACTCTAGTGCGGATGGTCAACTTGATATCGTTGCAGATACAGAGATTCAGATAGCGGCTACTACTATTGATATTAATGGCGCAATTAATGCGAGTGGCGAGATCATTGCAGCGTCACTAGACATCTCTGGAAACGTAGATGTAGACGGCATTACGAATCTTGACGCCGTTGACATCGATGGCGCTGTGCAGGCAGATGGCACTTTGACAGTTGGTGTGAACGATACTGGTTATGATGTGAAGTTTTTTGGCGCGACTTCTGGAGCATATATGCTCTGGGATGAGTCTGCTGATGATCTAAAGCTAGTCGGCGCTGCAGGGCTAACCGTTGCAGGAAACGTCGATGTTGATGGTGTTTTAGAAACAGATAATTTGACGGTTGGTGGAGCGCAAGGCACAGATGGACAGGTATTAACAAGCACCGGAAGTGGCGTTGCTTGGGAAAACGCTGCGGCGGGTGGCGACACTGTTACTTACGGTACTTACACTCCCTCATTTGTGACAGATTCATCAGTGCGTAGCGGCCCTACAGGAAGTTGGATGCGTATAGGAGACATGGTGACAGTTACTTTTCAAGCAACGAACCCAAGTGATGTAACTTCAAGTAATGCGATAAAAATTGTACTCCCCTTTACATGTAAATCTGGAACTGCGTATACCAGTATGGTCGCAATAGGGTTATCAAAAGTAAGTCAGGCTCTCTACAGTTTTCAGGGGGAGATTGCTGCCAACACAGCAATCGTAACATTATACAGAGGTGCTGGTTCTCAAGCGAGTCCTAGGATTGATGTTACCCATGCATATATGTACGTAGCTGACACCACACAAAACATGAGAGGCACTGTTACGTATAGAGTTGCTTAATTAAGTACTAAAATAGGATAAATAAAATGGCTTTAACAAAAGTAGTAACAGAAGATAAAATTGAAATCGTAGGCGTTCAAAAAACAATTCAAGTTCAAACTAAAACGGAAATTTTAGACGATGGTGTGTCAATCTCAGAAAGCCTTCATCGACATATTTTGACCTGCGTTCGCACAGTTACCAACATAGCTACTGATGATATGGGTGACTCAGAAGACGAGCAAACGTATACGAGGACATACATTCACACTGACACTGATGTATCAGGAGAGAGTGCTGAAGTACAAGCTATTGCAGCAGCAATATGGACAGATGCTGTTAAAGCAGCAACACGAACCATGAACGAAGCCTAGACTTTTAAACTGTTCTAAGGAGCAAGTAGGGTGAACTTAATTACAAAAAAATATTGTTTGTGCTTGTGTTTTCAGCTTTTACCGCAGCAATAATTTATACATTCATACAGACTCAAGGAGTATAAAAACAATGGAATATTTAGTAAACCTCTACATTCTTGCAACCTCGTTAATTTCTATCGCTAGTATTATTTGCAACTATACAGAAGCTCCAATAGACAATGAAGACGCTGCTAGAGCTTATAAGATTCTAGAACAGTTTGCATTCTTAAACAACAAAGCTAAACAATAGCAGAAGGGTGTAACTATGGTTATGGAAGAATCAGTAAAAGAAACAGGTTCCTTGCACAGCAATAAGTCTCACACCAAAACTAGCGTGAAGTTATTTCATTTAAAAGAGTTGTCTAGCAGAGCCAAAGCAAAAGCTAAAAAGTAATATTCTCATTTATTAACCTGCTGGGTAACCCGGCGGATCAAGGAAAACATTATGGCGCTTATCGCTCTTGAACTCCCGGCGGGTATTTATAACCACGGGACGGATTTAGACTCGTCAAATCGGTGGAGAGATGGTAACTTTATTCGCTGGCAGAATGGAAGTGTTCGCCCAATTGGTGGCTGGACAACGCGAAAAGCGTCAGCAACAGCGTCCGTTCCTCGCGGTGTTATCGGCTGGATAGATCACTCTGATGCGTCACGCATCGCAGTAGGCACTCATAACAAATTGTATGCGCTGAACCAAGGTTCAGTGGTCTCAGATATCACGCCTGCTAACTTAACGACAGGCAGTGTTAGCGCCTCGATTAATGTAGGATTTGGCGGTGGTACATACGGGCTAGGTGTCAATGGTACGGCAAGAACAAGTGACAGAATACCGGAGCATGTCACTACCTGGTCGTTAGATAATTTTGGGCAATATTTAATTGCCTGCTCATCGACTGACGGTAAAATTGTGCAGTGGCAGTTGAACCAAAACGTAGTAGCGGCAATCGTCACTAATGCGCCTGTTAACAACAAAGCAATTTTGGTAACTGATGAGCGATTTATATTTGCGCTAGGCTCTGGTGGAAATCCAAAAAAAATCAGTTGGTGCGATAGAGAAAACACGACAACATGGACCTCGGCGACCACAAATCAGGCTGGTGATATTGAGCTTCAAACGTCTGGCGAAATTATGTGCGGTATCCGGGTCAAAGGCTCTGCCCTTATTTTGACAACGCTTGACGCGCACTCAGCAACCTATGCAGGACCACCGTTCATATACAGCTTTAATCGTGTCGGCACATCGTGTGGAATTGTATCTCGACAAGCGGCTGTTGCTGTTGACGAAGGTGCGTACTGGATGGGCAGTGCTGGATTTTTCCAATTTAACGGAAGCGCGGTACAAGAGATGGCCTGCGAGGTTTCTGATTATGTTTTTGGAAATCTAAATGATTCGCAGCGATCAAAAATATGTGCGATTCACAACTCAGAATTTGGTGAAATTTGGTGGTTTTATCCTAGCGGCAGCAGCACAGAAAATGACCGTTATGTCATTTATGATTATAAGGAGCAGCACTGGAATATTGGAACGCTCTCTCGCACCACTGGTATCGACTCCGGGTCATTTACATCACCAATTTGGTTTGATGCGGGAGGTAATGTCTACAATCACGAGTTAGGATTTTCGCATTCTTCTGCGCCATTTTTGGAAAGTGGCCCTTTGCTTTTAAGCCCGAATAACATGGTGGTTAAAGTCAACGAAATTATACCCGATGAGGCAACCCAGGGTCAGTGTAGCTTAACCTTTAAATCGCGCTTTTATCCGCAAGGCCCGGAAACATCTCATGGCCCGTTTGCGCTGACGAATCCGACAGGCGCTCGATTTACTGGAAGGCAGATTCGCATGGTAATTAATGGCTCCGAACTCAATAATTGGCGCACCGGAAAAATGAGACTAAATGTAGTCGAGGGTGGCAGGCGTTGAGTTTCCAGCTACCGCAACCGATTGGTCCTGATTGGAAGTTATGGGGCAAGCGCCTCATTGATAACTTGTCAACGACCAGATCGCAGCTTGTTTACAATGTGACCGGAGATTCTGCCGCGATCGCGGGGCTGTTGCTGTTTAACACGGCAGGCTACCCGGTCATCTCAAAAAACAACAGTTTTCAACAATTACTTGTTGAAGGCGGCAGCGGCCAGTTTTATGCAACGGCTACTCAGACAGCGTCAAATGCGAACACCGCCACAGCAGTTACGTTTAACAGCGCAACGCAGACAAATGGCCTGGCGATAAATTCATCAGACGCCACAAAAATTGACTGCACCGAAGCGGGACTGCTTAAAGTAACGGTAACCGCCCAGGCTACAGCCAGCTCAAGTTACACCGGATACGTGTGGATAAATGTTAACGGGACCGATGGTTTCGCGGTCAGAAAGGCAGTCGCTGGAGCCGATATAATCACTCATACGGCGCTTGTAACCGTAGCCGCTGGCAACTATCTAAAGGTCATGTACGCGGTCTCTAATACGGGCTTAACGCTGCCTAATGCAGCCGCATCTTCACCGATACCCGCTATCCCTGCGGTGCAAGTTTCGATCACACGAATCGAGCAATAAATGTCTTTGAATGACGAGCTTAATCGGTGCAGGCCGTGGATAGAGGCTGCCTTGCGCTATTGTGGTGGTACACACTATTTTGAGGACATTGTTGAAGGAATTGTGTCTGGCAAGATGCAATTTTGGCCTGCGGGAAAAGGGTGCGCGGTTACAGAAATTATTGTCTTTCCAAGAAAGAAGGTGTTTCACATTTTTTTGGCGGGAGGCGAGAAGAATCAAATTGTTGATATGGATGAGTCAGCGGTTGCGTTTGCAAAGGCGCAGGGCTGCACAAGCATGACGATAGCTGGGCGAAGAGGCTGGGCTAAAGTTTTAAAAGCTAAACAGTGGACAGAGGCGTTCACGACACTTTCAAAGGAAATTTAATATGTCAGGTGGAAAAGGCGGGAGCCAAACATCGAAGGTTGAGATTCCGCAGTGGATTCAGCAACCGTCAATCAGAAATATGCAACGCGCTGAAGACTTGCAGCAGGTCGGATATATGCCGTATATGGGTCCAGACGTTGCAGCATTCACTCAGCCCCAGCAGCAGGCAATGCAATCTAATATTGATGCAGCGGCAGCGTTTGGCTTGGTCGATCCTGGCATGAGTGCAATGGATGGTATGCCATCGCCAGAAGATTTTGGGGGTATTTCAGGGTACGCATCGCATCCAATTTTTGAGATGGCACGACAAGATATGGAAGCGTCAAGGCCGAACCAGGCGCAAAAATACAACTCGCTGACAGTTGATCCTTTTGCCGAAGCAGGTGAAATTGATGATACTTTTAAACTGCCAGATTATTATTTTCGGGGAGGGATGTTCTAATGGCAAACGGTGGAGCGCAAAACGTACAAAATGCAATGGGACCAAATAGCTTCCTTCCGGGTGCGCCGCAGACTGCGGCCAATGCCTCAAATCAGCCGCTTGGTGGTGTGCCATCAAACCCGGCTATAGTTCCGCAACCGAATCCTGCGCCTTATTCAGCGCAGCCAGTTGGCGGTCCGGTTTACGACATGCGCGCACCAATACCAGCAGCGCCGAATATAAACCAAACCGCCGCAAGGGGAATTAATCAATCTATCGCTGGTGCGGGTCAAGAGATGGCTTTTAGCCCTGAGATGATTGCGGCAACGGGATACGATGCATCGCAGGTCCAAGGCGAAGGATTTGCTGCAAGTCCAGTAAATTCGCAGGGATACAGTAGCGCGAATACAGGATCGCGTGGCTACGATGCCAATCAGGTTCAATTTAGTCCACAAGTTTACGCGAATCAAGTACAAGCTGGGCAAATTGGTAACGCAGATTTAAGCAGTTACATGAATCAGTATGACGATGGCGTGATTCAAAATACGCTTTCCGATTTAGATCGAGCGCGTCAAATTCAGCAGCAAGGAACTGGGGCTTCGGCAACGGCAGCAGGCGCTTATGGCGGTTCTCGACATGCGTTGAGAGAAAGCGAAGATAACCGCAATTATTTTGATCAGGCGGCTAAAACGTCATCAGCATTGCGTCAAGCTGGTTATCAAAACGCGCAGAACTTGGGGCTTAGTGATTTACAAAGCCAGCTTCAAGCAAGTCTTGCAAATCAGGGCGCTAATTTGCAAGCAAATTCATTGTCGGCTAATTTGGCGCAAGCGCGAAATATGGCAAATCAGTCAGCAACAAACTTGGCAAGTCAGTTTGGGGCATCAGCGGATAACCAAGCGATGCTTACGAATGCTGCTTCTCAAAATCGTGCTTCAGAATTTGGGGCATCAGCAGCCAATTCAGCGGCACAGCAACAGGCCGCGCAACAACAGGCAGCGGCGCAGTATGCAGCGCAAGTGCGAAACGAGGCGGCGCTGGCAAACCAGACGGCTCAGAATCAGGCAAATCAGTACAACGCAACTGCTATGCACAACGCGATGATGGCAAATCAAGCTGCACAACTACAAGCATCGCAGCAGCGGTTAAATGCTGGAAGTCAATTAGGAAATCTCAGTAACCTTGGCTTTGATATGGGCCAAACATTAACTGGTAACCTGGCGCAAGATGGGGCAATGAAGCAAGGGCTGAATCAATTGGTGATCGATGCAGGTAAAGATCAATTTAACGCATATCAGCAAGCGCCATACGAA